GGTAGACATTGGTCTGGCCAGCCACAATCTTAACAGATAGCCACTGAGTTTGGCTGGGTCTACCCTACCAGATCACAAAACCCTGATCTGGCCCCCACAATTGGTCAGCACCTACATCAGCCAAGGATTGCGGCGGCAGTCCATATCCGCCACTTTGCCCTAGCCTTCATCGGACTCATCCGAGTCGGAAAAGAGTTGCTGCGTGACCCCCGGTTTGCCCAAAGGCTTCCGGTCTGGGCCAGGGCCACTCCATCCATACCTCGGTTCCTTTCCCAAGTTGGTCCCTGTCGGGAGGAAACCCCCCCTCCCAGCTTGAGGTAGCCCGACGACGAAGTCGGCCTCAAGGCGGTACGAAACCAGGCCCTCGAGTGCTCCTTTATCAATTGTGGCGGCCTTCTTAAGGTCGACCCGGTACCCCAGTGTGGTCCCTATTGGTGGGGTCGTACGGTACCGTGATGGAAGACGGTAATGTCCCAGTCTCACCTCGGTGAGGAACTTTTCCAGTCCCTTATGCATCTTGCGTACGTTGTCGCTGAGACGGCGCTTCGGCACGAGCCAATTAACCTCTCGGATCACATCCCTGAGACCCTGCGCGACGCCCTCAACCGAAACAGCCACCTGCTTATGTTGTCCAAATCCGTCCCACATGGCTCTACCGTTCACGAGAACGGCCTCGGCCTGTCTTGCGAATTCTTCCAACGTCAGCCCAGTGGAAGCCATTCTGTTCCAGTCTGGGAGATCACCCCATGCATTCTGCTCATCGCGAATTGCGCTTAATAGTAGCTCCAAACGCGTACTATCGCCCGTTACCAGTGCCGCAGCCTTGGTTTTCCAGGGGCCTTGCAACTTAAGGAGTATGCCAACTCCTTCCGGTCCCTGTGACATTGCTATTCTCAGCGCTCTAACCCATTGGGGCCTAAGAGTCGCCAGAGCTTTGCTCTGCCTTTCTTTGGAACACGGAAAGCCTGGTCCTCCAAATTCACGTGGAACAAAAGGATCTATCCCAGCTCTACGGAATTTTGCGAATTCCGTAGGGAAAGTCTTCTCACAAATATATTCCACACCCGGTCCCCACGGTATGGCCGGGCCGGTCATCCATCGGGGGAGCATGTGTTCACCAGCACGCTCCACTTTAGGATTCCCGTCCAGCACCGCAACCGAGATGGTATTGTGCCATTCGATCTTTCTATCTGGGGTAAGAAGAGCCAATCGCTCGACAAGCGTGCCTCCGATCTCCGAAGTGACATCCTTGAGGTTGTTAACCTCTCCGCCATGAATCGAAAGCCTCTCATCAAATGAATTAGAGCCTTGCTCCGATGATGCAAACAAAGCATCATCCCCTACGACTCGGGAACATTCTGCCTTTGCAGCGATCACACACCATAAGGTATAGATGCTTAAGACAGGCCAGGTAGGCCCACGGCCCATTGCTGGTTGCCCCTGTGTAAGGAATTCAAACACCTCCCCGCCAGGGTATTTACCCCGAACCACCACAGCTCTGCTGTAGAAGAGAAGTGTGCGCCCAAACGAACTTGACAGTGGGATCCCAAGACCTCTAAGAATACCCCTAAGGATACCCTTGTGGTCCTGGCCACTTATCTTGTCGCTTGCCCGAACCAGATCTACCGAACGAATTACGAAACCTACTGGAATGGTGACCCCCGCTGGGGCCAGTTCTTTCGGTTCCTCGAACGGGTTTGTCCGCGGGTCCTGCTTAAGCAGTCCCAATAGCCAGCTGTTAAACAAAGATCCGACGAAAGCCACAACATCTTTGTTGGGCGTTACTAGTCGAACTTTCTCGGATTTCTCCAGTATTGTGACACAGCCAACCACGTCCGGGTGCTCCGGCCGATCCACTAGGGTTTGGATGACAGACTCAACACAAGCTGCAATAGCTAGCAAATGACCACGTTGGTAGTTTAAGAAGTCTGCCTGCGCATAACCCAGGGTTTCGCTATACTGTTTCCTCCAAACGAACAGTGCAGCCCCCCCATTCATGGTTTTCGGCCCCTCGTCCTGATCCATTGCCAGGGAATCGTCCCAATCCTCCCTTCGGAAAGGTACA